CCCACTGTTATTTCTGATGGTGCTGCAGGTCCACCAAAACTAAACGCGCCGTCCTTGCTGACGGGTAACACGGTCAATGCGGATATCCCGCGCGGCGGCCTGATGGGGCAGGTAAAAACCGACAGTAAAACCGTTGTGGATAGCCGTAAGACGTGGGGCGATACCTATATCAACGCCCCGAATGGAATCACCCCGGCCCAGTTGGCCGAATGGCAGGAGCTTAACGCCGGATGAGTACCGAACCGTTATACATCGACCTTTTGATCACAGACGGCGATTTCACGCTGGACAGTGGCAACGAGCCGCAGAGGTGCAATAACCGCGACAGCATAGCCCAGGACATCATCCACAGCATTCTGGAAAGCGGCATCACCACCCGTCTGATCGGTGAGCGAAGCCCGACGATGCGCGGCGACGCGCTGACCCAGTTATCGCTACTGGTTGAAAGTGACGAACGTCTGGTCCCCGGCACGATTGTGATCACAGAGGAAAGCATCACGCAGCTGTATGTCACCGCCGAAACTTACGATTTCGGCAGCGTTGGCACGGAGGTGAATTATGACTGAGAAACCGGAAGTTGATTTCGAAAAAGTCCTGAGTGACAGCGGGATGCCAACGACGGAAGCGGAAATCACCGCCGTGTTTAAAGACACGGTTAAGGCGGAGGGATTTATTACCAATACTTCCCGCATGTCACCGTTCTGGCGTCTGATTTCGAAAATAGTCACCACGCCCGTGCTGTGGTTGCAGGCTGCGCTAATCAATGTCGTCCTGCGAAACATGTTTGTGGCAACTGCCACGGGGGCAATGCTGCGCTTGCTTGCATGGGCGGTGAACATCACCCCGAAACCGGCAAGCGCTGCCGCAGGGGTAATGCGCTTTTACAAAACAAATCCTTCGGACGTTGTGATCGTGCCTGCCGGTACGTTGATTCAGACGGAGAGAATTAACGGCGTGGTTTACGTGCTGGCCGTGAACGAAGACACGACACTGGCTGCGGGTCTTGAAGGCGGGCTGGTTCCCGTTACGGCAACCGGCACCGGCAGCGGTTACAACCTTGCACCGGGATATTTTCGTATTTTGCCCGTGGCCGTTGCAGGTATTACCAGCGCAGTGAATGAGGAAGACTGGTTGATCACACCAGGCGCAGACGAGGAAAGCGACGACGAGTTGCGCGACAGAACGCGAAACCAGTTCAACCTGGTGGGCAATTACCACACCGATGCCATATACCGCAGCATGATTGCGGGTGTTGTGGGATTGAGCATTGATCGCATCTTCTTTTTGCATGACGCCCCGCGCGGACCGGGAACCGCAAATGCCTACCTGCTACTGGATAGCGGGGAAACGTCGCAGCCCTTTATTGATGCTGTTAACGATTACGTTAACTCACAGGGCCACCACGGCCACGGCGATGATTTGCAGTGCTTCGCGATGCCGGAAACGACCCACGCACTGGAAGTTAAGGTGTTTGTGGAAAGCAAAGAAAATATGGAGCAGGAAGAACTGAGCCAGTTAGAAAGCGGGGTTTCAGATTTGATCCGGTGCGCATTCAGGGAGAACGCCAATTACGACGTTAAAAAGACGTGGCCGTATTCGCGTTATTCCTTTTCGAATCTGGGCCGGGAGATTCACAAAGCATTCCCGGTCATAGATTCGCTGAGTTTCTCACTGACAGATATTGTCAGCGAATTATCGGTCCCGCGTCTGGCCTCCTTAACAGTGGAGATCCTCAATGACTGAGTTTGCCAGACTGCTGGCCGGTTTAAAGCTGCCGTCATGGATGGACCGTGGCGACCCCGCGCGGCTGCTGCGTGCCTGCGTGAAATTCTGGTTGCAGGTTTACGAGTGGATCACCTGGCCGTTGAGGCAGTTCGACCCGCTGACCTGCGTCGAGCCAGTGTTAAACCTGATTGCATGGGAACGTGACATCACCCGCTTTAAAGGTGAGCCATTAAGCCTGTTTCGTAAGCGAGTCAGCTACGCCTTTATCAATGCGCAGCAGGCTGGCGAGGTGGCGGGGTTTATCGCCATTTTTGAGCGGCTCGGGATCGGGTATGTCGAACTACTGGAACGCCAGGAGGGGATGGACTGGGACGTGATTACCGTCCGCGTCACTGACAGTCAGATAGCGGATAACAGCGATCTCCTGCTGGAGATTATCCGCAAGTATGGTCGAACCTGTCGCCGTTATCAGTTTGAAGTGATCACCGCCCTGCCGCTGCATATCAATATTGGATGGTATCAGGGTGATTATGTTTGCTGGCCTGCGACCCTGGGCGATGTGCAAAACGAATTAAGCGCGACATTTAGCGCAAGGTTGGAGTAAAGGAATTATGGCTCAGACAGTCATTACAAAAGCGTTCACAGAATGGAAAGCCCAACAGGCAATTGATAATCAGCCGGTCAATCTGGATGAATTTATTTTTGCCTATATCCCCGATCTGGATGTGACGAAGCCGGTTGAGAATACAGAGGGTTTGCCACCTGCCGATAAAATCGTCCATCGCCAGGCGGTGAGCAAATCAGGTGTGGTTAATGCGAATTCCGTTGTGTATTCCGTCACTCTGGGCGCGGACGTCGGCGACTTTAATTTCAACTGGATCGGTCTGTCGAACAAAGCGACCGGCACGCTGGCGATGATTATTCATGCCCCGACCCAGAGCAAAATTAAGAACGCCAGCGGGCAACAAGGTAACGTCCTGGTTCGTTCCATGCTCATGGAATATAGCGGGGCTGTTTCGGCAACCAATATCACCACGCCAGCAGAAACCTGGCAGATTGATTTTACCGCCCGACTCGCGGCAATGGACGAGCGCCAGCGCCGGGAGAATATCGATCTTTATGGTGAAGCGGCATTTTTTGGGGATGGTTATCTGGTCGCCAAAAGTGGCGCTCAATATTACGTAACAAAAGGCGCGGGCTACGTTGCCGGGCTGCGTGCAGAACTGGCCGCGAATCAGAACATCACGGTTTCGGCAAAGCCGGTAAAGGTCTGGCTGGATGTGTCCTGGTCGGGAACGCTGACAAGCGAATGGGCTGTAAAGAGCAAAATTACTGTGGCTGCGAGTCTTGCCGATTATGTGGAAAACGGTAGCCAGCATTATGTGTTTGCCGTGGCGAGCATCGACGCAAGCGGCAATATTACCGATCTGCGCCCGAAAGGCTCCCTTAACGACCAGTCAATCAAAGAGCATGAGAAATCGCGAAACCATCCTGATGCAACAACAGAAGCCAAGGGCTTTACGCAACTAAGTAGTTCGATTGACAGCGAGTCTGAAACTCTTGCTGCGACGCCGAAAGCTGTGAAAATTGCGATGGATAATGCAGGGGCACGATTGGCTAAAGACCGTAACCTGTCAGACCTGACAAATCCGGCTGTAGCTCGCCAGAGTTTAGAGTTAGGGGGCAGCGCTACTCGTAATGTTGGTACTGAGGCAGGTACGGTTGCGGCGGGAGATGATTCGCGTATTGTAGGAGCGATGCAGAAAGCTAAAAACGGCGCAGATATTCAAGATGTACAGATGTTTATCCAGAACCTAGGGATGAAAGAGACACTGAACCCATCAAAGCGCGTAAGCATTGGGGTATTAGGTGCGGGATTATTTGATGGCTCTAAACCCTCTATCAATATTGGTGATTCAGACAGTGGTTTTATCTTTGAATCAGACGGTGTGATTGGCATTTACGCAAACAATCAAAAAATTGCTGAATTAACCAACGCTGGGATAAAGGCTATCGGCAATTTTAATATTCTGTCTGGTGCATTGATTCTGGACGGTGATACACATTTTATAAGGCACACGGATGGCGATAGTGCGGGGTACGCTAAGAATAATATCGAAATTGGGTCATGGTTTGGAATTGGTCTGACGTGTACTTACGACAATTTGACGCGTATTTATTTCAATACGCGAACGGGAGAAATTGGGCTTAAAGGTGACTTAAAGGCAGATGGGAATGTTTACAGCGGTGCAAATGCCTGGCTAGACAAGACCGGAAATCTTCAGGGTAGTGCATGGGGGGCAGGCGTTGGCCTGAAACAGTACATTGCAAACCAAATCGCAAACCAGAAGACATACATTGATAATGGGTTTAACAAAAAAAATACAGCCTCCCTCGGCACGAACGGATGGCACAGGGATGAAAGTACCGGTCTCATAACCCAGTGGGGCTCCGGAAACACAACAACAATCGGTGCTAATGTGACGTTCCCTATACCATTCCCGAACGCATGTACATCAGTTACATCAAACGAACGCAATAATAATATCACTCCGGTGATTATTAATTTCTCTGGAGTTGGGAAAACCGGTTTTACAGTGCAGGCATGGAATAACAATGCCGCAAGAGTTAATTCTGATATTAGTTGGACAGCTACAGGATATTAATATGTACGCATACTCAAACGGGTTATTTTATCCATTGTCAATGAGGGTGGAATACGAAGCGGCAAAATCATGGCCTGATACATTTGTCGAGGTTAGCACCGAAGAATATATTGAATTCAC